GCCTAACCCCCAGTACTCCTTCCTGAAGGAATCCTTTAATCCAACGACGTAATGAACCATCGTGGATCCCGTTGTAATCAGCGAAAACCTTGATCGAAAGATCCGAATCCTGATAACAACTTAGAAAATATAGCCGATCTAGTGTCGAATAGCTTGGCAAATAAAAATCCCCCTAGCGATAATAAGTCTTGGGTTTCATACTTGTTACCTTTAAGGGGATTATAGCCGACTGAATGGATTGAGTTTTATAATAACCGTAGAATCAGGACCAAGCTAAAAGGCAAGTCACCAGTACAATACCGAGAACTTGCCAATCAGTTAGTAGCTTAATTTAGTTGTCCAAACTTGTGGGTTCACTTCAGGGTTCACTTCAAGGAGTGGGCCTTTTTGATTGAGATTGAATCACGAGATCAGGTTAATATTGGACTTGGGATTGTAACTGAAATTACGTCAAAATTTAATAGGTCCCTCGGGTCCTTTTTAGATCCTGGAATCGCTACAATCCTTGTCAGATAGGGATTTTAGTATCCTGTACTCTCCTTTTTTTTATACGTTCAGGAATGTTGATAGGCGTTAAAAACGCCGGTATATCAGCATTCCTGTTTTTGGTTATACAGTATAAAACCGTATTTTGCAGCAAAAATGCGGACAATTTGCGGACAAAGCTTACAAGAGCTGAGCTAACTTTTGCGTGATTAACTCATCGTTCTTGGCTTTGTACTCATCTATCAAGTAGCTATAAGTTTTAAGTGTGATTGTAATATCAGAATGTCCTAGCCGTTTACTGATGGCGTAGACGTCTACCCCTTGGCCTAGTAAATATGCCACATGAACATGTCGCAGTGAGTGAAAGTGAAAACCTTGCTTTGAAATACCGCAATCAGTCATAATAGTGCGTAACACTTTAATTAGTGCAGTTGAAGTTGGGATCGTACCTAGTTTATTCATGAAAATCAAAGTTGACCCGTTGACCTTCAAATCTTCTAACCAGTCCAGTAACTGACGATTGACTTTTATTGTCCGAATGCTGGATTCGGTCTTAGTGGGTTTGAAGGTCTTTTTTTGTTCGTCCCACGATTTAGTGATGCTGATAGTGGCATGGAGAAAATCAATGTCTTTCCACGTTAGGGCCTGAATTTCACTTTTGCGCATTCCCGTTAAGATGGCCGTTAAAATCATGTAGCGGCTAGTATTATTATGATCCAGCTTGCTAGCAGTCGCTGATTCGAGCTGCCGGATTTCCTTTTCATTCAAATACTCAATTTTTGGGCGCCGCTGCTTATCGTGGGTGATCTGTACGTTATGGGTAAAATCTTTGATAATTAAATCATCATCAATTGCCGAATTTACACACAGTTTCACGGCACTATTAACTTTTATAACGGTATCCTTGACCTTGTCATGACCGTACCAATTAATGAATTCTTGATAATCAGACCGGTGGATCTCAGCAATTTTCTTTTGACCAAAAAAATCAGCAATTAATTTTCCCACTGTCCGATAACGCACCTGTGTAATTGGCTCAACGGAATGTTCTTTGTATAACCGATACCAGCGCTGATAGTACTCAGCAAAGGATAGGTTAGCTAATTCCGTGTTCAGCCCATTCAGTTCTCGCTCTAGCTTATCTGCCGCCGCTAACGCTTCTCGCTTTAGCTTAAATGTACCAGCCCCTTTTTGGTGACGTTTACCGTTGCTATCCCGGTATTCCGCCACGCCATAGTAGCCTTTCGGCCGCTTCTTTACAAAACTCATTCTAATTCCTCCTTAACACGGCGGCCAGGCCTATGTATTCAGAAGAAGTTATGAGTTATTTATCAAGCAGTTTTTTGACTTCTTAAACTATTTAATAAATTTCCATAGTAATTTCCGGCTTTATATAGTAGCCCACTTCCAGGTTGAAGCGGGAAGTTAGCTTAGTTTTTTTGCAAATTAGAATACGTAATGATGAATGATCCCATTGTGGAAGTAACTTTCTTAACTTTGACGGTTACTGTGTCCCCCTTTTTAACTTTGGGATTATCTTGGCTAACAAAGTTGAGGTGTTTTCCGGTTTCCATGTTGTAGCCGAAAAAGCTGGCTGGCTCATATGCGGTAACTTTAAACTTAACTGTTTTGCCTTCCAGATCTTTCCCAGCATTCAATGATGATTCAGCAGTCTTAGCAGTATAGTCTGGCTTAGTTTGACCACAGCCAACGGCAACGAAAGTTAAACCTAGAACAGCGCATATCAACTCGATGGATTTAAGTAGTTTTTTCATAATTTCTATCCTCCAGTAAATTTAGTAGTAGTTTTGATTATTGTTACCGTTCTTCTGGTAGATGGTTCGTCCAGTGTAGAGCAATCGACCGCGACCGTTTTCTTTCTTTTTGTTATATACATATACGGTTGTCATATCACCAGGTTCATCAACGCGGAGCAAGAGAGGTTGCCCTTCGCCAGGATTATACAAGTACCACATTTCATCGCCAGAACGTACAGCCTTATATGCTGATGGCATTTTCTGTAGATCGTAGACTGGACGGCGTCCAAAGTATTGAGCTTGACCCTTTAGCTGTTTCTTTCTTGCATTTTCAACAGCAATTTTCTTATTAACCTTTTTTTGAATTTCTGGAAGGTCACTACCCACCAACTTATCGTTCTCAAAGTACAATACGAAATCATGATACGTCAGCATTTGATTATCATCGCGCTCCGGTTTGCCCAGTTTCTTGATGACTTGCTTCTTGCTAGCACCAAGTTCAAGTTTCTTGGCTTTTTGTTTTTGGCGCATAGTTTTCCATGATGCCTGAGCTACAGTCGGTCCTGTGCTTGGCAGAGCTTCGATAGTTCCTAGTGTAATTGTGCCAATAACAGCAACAAGCGCTAGATTAACGATCAGATTCGTCCTTTTCATCATTAGACACTCCATTTTGTTGTTTCAGCAGTTTGATGATTTCGTCATTCTGCTTGATAAGTACCCAATTTTGGTGTGAAAGCAGGTCCAATTCGTTAAAAACAGCCCGCAATCCTAGATCATTAAGTGCTGGAAAAGAAGTTTTCTTGAAATTCTCGACGTAAGCGATACGTTCCATAATGTAGTCTTTTATTTTTGGGTCTAGATTTTCAAGACCATTATCAATCATGTATTGGACTTCCTTTTTTCCGTGTCCAAGTGGGGTTCCTTTACCAAATAAGCCCATTTTGGTACCTCCTAGAGTTTTCACGCTGTCGGTAAATTCTTATTAACATCCATGTTATTGGCAGAAGATCACATGAATTAACGTCGCTGGGGATGTAAAGTTATCAGGGGCAGAGTGTTTTTGATTCAGCGGTTCATCGCTAGCACTTTTATGTTAGCGCTTACGTATTATTTAAAAAATAACCCTCACATAATACCATTTAACTTCAAAATAGCAACGTATTCCAATTCCATTGGGATTCCAAACCGTTCGCAAAATTCAATCGGGTTAGTAAAGTGAATGTCATGCTCTTGGCAATATTTCAATAGCAATCCAATCCCGGTAATGTTTGCGGCATACTCTTCTTTTGTATCGGCCACCGCCGTATAGGCATTAACACCGCAATCACCATTCATCACGTGGCCGATTTCATGAGCCAGTGAAAAAGGGATTTCGTTGGGCTTGTGCCAACGGGTATTAATCACTACCAGGCGATAATCGCTAAAGCTGGTGGACGGAGTCATGGGCTGCAAAAAGCTGGTTAACTGAACTCCGATATGGTGATCGAAAGCGTAATTAATTAGCCATTCCATCAAGTCTTCCATGCGTCTACCTCCGGTCCAAGTAACCCTTAATGATGTCTTTCAAAACTTCTTTTTCATCGTCACTAATAGGTTTGCCCTGGTAGGCCCGCAGGTTATCCACGGCTTCGTCGACGGAGAGGCCATCGTCAATTACATTTGGTCCCGAATGCCCCAAAGATTCTCTTGCTTGTGAATAATCGGTAGTGATAGGTGCCCCATCGTCAAAACCTAAAAGCCATTGTTCTGATACCCCTAACCCTTTAGCTAAAATGTATAGCTTGTCAGAACGAGGCTCAGTTTTACCGTTTACGTATTGGCTCAAATCGGTCTTAGAAATCTTTACTTTATCGGTAAAATAAGGGCGAGTCTTCTCCAAGATGTCCACTTGTTTCAAACCATGGACAGCCATATATTCACGTAAGCGTTCGCCCACAGTTCTTCTCTTCATAAAACATCCCTCCATTACTTTACATCTATGTTATCTTCTCTTGAACCTGATTGCAAGACAAATTCAATAAAATTGAATTTGTTTGTTGATAAGTTCAAAAACGATGGTATTATGTAACCATAAAGTTCAAATCAGTTGAACTTAAAAGGAGGTGAAAGGATGACGTTTGACTACTCAAGACTGTCAGGACGAATCGTAGAGAAGTTTGGCACTCAATACAAGTTTGCACAAGCGATGGGGTTGTCAGAACATTCATTATCAATGAAGTTGAATAATAAGGTTCCTTGGAAAGCTCCAGAAATTGCCAAGGCGATCGAGTTGCTAGAAGTCGATAGCTCCCAAATTCCAGAGTATTTTTTTGCCCTTTAAGTTCAAAAACTTTGAACTAGAATATTGAAAGAAAGAGAGGTACCCAATGACCACACAAAGAGGAGAAGCGCACCGCTGACTGGTACGTTACGAAAAGGACACCAAAAACATCAGCCGAACAGAAGACCCGATAACGCACGGTATTTACGCTCTGGTCGCCGCAAAGAAACGCGGCCAGTATGTATGGCGATGGAAGGAGGCGAGGAAGTATGCAGGTAATGGTCAATATTCCCGATGAGCTGTTCCGACAGATTATTGAGGAGAAAATCGCTGAAATACTGCCACAAAAAAACGACACGAAAGAAAACATGAACAAAACGGAAGCAGCCAATTATTTGGGAATTTCGCGAAACACGCTGGACAAATTAATTGAAACGAAAGGATTACCGGTCAAGAAAATTGATGGGCGTTATATTTTCCAGCGCCACGCTTTGGACGATTGGTTGAAGAATGATGAGCAAAATTAAAAAGCTCCTCGTCAATTTAACTGGCAAGGAACTTAACGTTACTTTAAAAAATAAACAATTTTATTAAACACACGGCGGCCAGGCCATTAAAAACCTAGTGGAAGGGGGGATGCGATGAGAAGTAACAGCGTAACTTTGTAAATAATGAAAGGAGATAAAAAATGTCAGTTTTAAAAGCATTGCTCTACGTAAGTTTTGGCGCTGAACTGACCTGGCTCTGGCTGATGGGCTACACGCAAATGTGGGGGTTAGTTGCCATTTTTGGCTTGATCCCAATGTTGAGCTTTGATTTGGCACAGTGGTTAAGCCCATGGTCAGAGCCAAAAGAAAAGGATCCTAGCAACCACTAGGATCCAAAAAATAAGTATCTACGAGGTGATTATATCATGCAATTTACTGAAACGGAACTGCGCTTACGCAAACTGGTGGCTGATAAAGCAACGATTATGGGCACTCAGCTAGGGTTGGCACATGTGACCACGATGACGGCGGATGACTTTTTCAAGCTTGCCCATGATTTTCGAGTTCAAAGCGAAGAACTAATGATAATGGCAAAGCAATTTGAGCAGGAGGCACTTTTACACTATGGACGATCAAATCCTAACGATTAAAAAACAAATGCACATCATCGAAAGCAAAGGAGCACAGATTCCTTTAGACCAGTGCGGTGAGTACTTCCGCCGGTTGGACTACTGGGGTGACAAACTGAACGAAGTAATGGGGTGGAAATGATGAAACTATATGAGTTAAGCGACGCTTACAAGGAACTACTGGAACGCGAAGACCTCGACCCACAAGCGGTCGTCGATACGTTAGACGCCATCAAAGACGAGATCGAAATCAAGGCTGACGGCATCGCTAGCGTGATTGACGAACTCCAGTCTAGCGCCGAACGCAAAAAGGCTAAGGCTAAGGACTGGAACGAATCCGCCAAGGCAGACCTGCAACGGGCCCAATGGTTGAAGCAGTACCTGACGTCTGAACTGGACAATGCCGGGATTAAAAAGGTTGAGACCGACAATCACCTGCTGAGGGTCCGGAATTTTAAGGCCTCCACAGTGATTGATGATTTCGACAGCTTACCAGATGACTATAAACTAACGAAAACAGAAATCGTGGGCGACAAAGTGGGTATCTACCAAGCTCTCAAGGCCGGTAAAACCGTACCTGGGGCACGCTTGAAAGATAACCGATCGGTGGTGATTAAATAGGGCGATGTTTGAGTTACGCGATTATCAAACCGAAACAATTAACCGGATCTATCAATCAATGCGGCAAGGCCATCGGCGAATCATCGTGCAGCAACCGCCACGTACAGGAAAAACTGTCATCATGGCTGAAATAGCGAGGAAGACTACCAGTAAAGGTAATCGGGTTATGTTCATCATTCACCGAAAGGAAGTCCTTAACCAAGCAAAAGAGACGTTTAAAGTTCAAGAAGTTGATATGTCCCTGGCCACGATGGGAATGGTACAAACGTTAACACGACAAGTTGCCCGCTTACCGGCTCCACAACTCATTTTAGTGGACGAAGCTCACCACGCGCTTGCTAAGGCTTACCAACGGATTTTGCAAGCTTTCCCGAAGGCTTACGTACTTTATTTCACAGCAACGCCAATTCGGACTGGGCACAAGCAACTTGACCTAATTGCTGACGATCTGATTGTTGGTCAGTCAATCAAATGGTTAACCCAACACGGATTCCTAGCACCATTCAAATACTATGGCCTGGGGGATATTGACCGTTCAAAGTTGCGTAAAGCACATGGTGATTACAGTTCAGACAGTATGAACGAAGCCATCAGTCACCAGATCTACGGTCACATTGTAGATCAATATCAGCGATTAGCCAAAGGCAAACAAGCGGTGGTTTACTGCCACTCAATTGCCAGCGCTAAAGAGGTCACCAAGAAATTTCATGAAGCGGGGATCACCGCCGAAGAGATTGATGGTGGTACCGATAAGAAAGTACGTGACAAACTCGTTCAGCAGTTTCGTGATCAGCAACTAACCATTCTAGTGAACGTCAATCTCTTCACAGAAGGGGTGGACCTACCAAACGTTGATTGTGTCATCATGGCCCGGCCAACTAGCTCACTGGCCTTGTATCTGCAATTCTCAATGCGGTGTCTGAACCCCCGAGAAGGGAAGACAGCTATCATCATTGACCACGTGGATAATTTCCTAAATTTTGGCCTTCCCAACAACGATCGGGACTGGAATGAAGCAATTAAGACCAGTGACAAACGTAAGCAGCCGAAGCAGGATAATGGTCCGGCAATTTGCCAATGCAAATTCTGCTTCGGTGCATTTTACCGAAAAGAAATGCAGGACAGTTGCTGTCCACTCTGTGGCCATCGCCTTGATCCGGAGAAAAAGGACTACAAGATCGTTAATGTCGACTTGCAAGAAATCAAAGAGAATCAAGCGATCAAACGGCGTAAGCAAATGGTTAATAAGATTCTGGAGGATCAAGTAATGGCCAATGTTGCTGATAAAACACCTGGCCAACTGACGACGTTAAAAGAACTACAAGCCTATGCTAAATTGCACAATTACTCGCCAGGCTGGGCTTGGTACCAATTTAAGAATAGGAGGAAACATTAAATGTCGATTTTACCTGAAGACAAACCACAGCATCCGACGCCTCAACCACACAACTTCTTTATCTGGGGCGCCACGATGTCCGGGAAGAGCTATTTTGCAAGCTTCTTTCCACATCCACTATCCCTTAACACCGATGGGAACAGTGAACAGGGGTCTGCACCAAGTATTCAAATCCGCAACGTTCGTGACGACGATGGTGGACTGAAGCAATCAGTCATTGACCAGCTTGATGAAATCATCACTGCACTTCAATCCACTGACAACACTTTTCAAACCGTCATCATCGATGTAATTGATGATATCTGCGTCATGATTGAGCAGGCCATCTGTATTGATAACGGAGTTAAAGCGTTGAGCGACATTCCGTATGGCAAGGGCTACGCGATGTTCAACACAGTTCTTCAACAATTCGTGATGGATTTGAAGGCATTGCCAATGAACGTGATTTATGTCAGTCGCGAATTGCAGATTACTGATGAACAGACCGGGTCAACTGACTACCGACCATCATTAAAGACTAAATACTACAACATCGTAAATGGCAACTGCGATCTGGTTATCCATACACAGAAATTTGGGAAGGATAACTATACTCGTACCATTACTGATCGTCGTACTAAGTACAAGGCAGAGAACATTAAGGATAGTCGAATTAAGAAGCTACTGGAATCTTGCGAAGGCATGTTTGATTAATTAGGAGGAATAAATTATGGGACTTTTAGATGCATACAAGAAGGCTACGAACAACTGGAACGCTAAGGATGGTAAGTTGAATGAAAGTCAACTTATCCCTGAGGGCGACTATGAAGTAATGCTAGGTAAGGTTGACCACCCGGTTTACAAATCTGGTTGGGATTGCTTGCTGTTCGATATGCAAGTAATCGCTGGTAAGTTTGCCAGTCGTCACGAACAATTGCGGATCAGCTTAGCCACTAAGACCAGCAAGGGTAAGCCAATGCCAGAATTTGTGGTATCCCGGAATATCCGGACAATCGCCAAGATCGGTGAAATGGTTGGTCTTGAAATGAAGCCGGAGTACTTCCCAGACAACGAAACCGACGCTTACGAAAAATTGGTAGCCGCTTTTAAGCCATATGAGGGCAAGACCTTACACATGACGATCAAGGAAACTCCTAATAAGAAAGACCCTGACAATCCTTACCGGAACTACGAATTTAGTGCTGGCAAGAAGATCGAAAAGCCACAACCAGTTTTTGGCACCTCAGAAACCACCACAGAGGTCGATGATGATGATCTGCCGTTCTAGCTATGAAAAGTTTAGTTAATTATGCAATTCAATATGCTAAAAAAGGATTCAGCGTCATTCCTACCGTTGGTAAAAAACCGCTGGTAAAGTTTGCTGATCTTGAGCCATTAACGTCAGCTGAAATTGAAAAGTTTTGGACCAGTCATCCATATGCCAACATCGCTTTGAAGACCGATCAATTCTTCGTTGTTGATGTCGATCGACACGAAGACGGGGATGATGGCACGCTAAGCATTAAGAATCTTAGCCATCCGGAATGGTTTAACACATTGTGTCAACGGACGGCGCATGATGGTTACCAATTTTTCTTCACTAAACCTAAGGAGAGAATTAGTCAGAATATTGGCTTCTTACCTGGTGTCGATATTAAGGCCCATCCAAACAACTATGTAGTGGTGGCACCAAGCATTATTGACGATAAGGCATATCAATGGTTGAACCGCAAGCCAATGATCCAACCGGCGGAAGAACTAATCCAGCTGATCGAAGAAAAGGGAAAACCGACAATCAGCAGCAAGAAGATCGAGGCTTTCCATCCTAAAGGTCATACCCAAACGTCTGCTTTATTTGAGCAAATCGTGCAGGGCTTGGGACCAACCGGTGGACGTAATGATGCCTTGGCTGCCTTTGCTGGAGGATTGCTATTTCGGAATGTTGACCCGGAATGTGTCCTGGAATTGGCCCGGATTGCTAATCAACGAACCAAGTACAGCCTATCGGATAATGAGGTTGTAACCACCGTCAATAGCATGATTAAAAAGGAAATCCGAAGGCGAGGTGAAGTAAGTGAGTGAAGATAAAGTTGTACCGTTTGATAAGGATAATGCCAGCAAGCTCAGCAAGATGGTTGACGAAGAGGACCCGTTCATTCGGACCGCTAAAGGGGCAATTAAACCAAAAAGCCTGTTTAATATTGAAGTGATTTTAGAGCGCGATCCCCAATTAGTTGGAATGTTCAAATTCAACGAGTTTACTGGTGAGATTGATGTAGCTCGTAGTAGTGACAAGCTTCTGATCAAAAAGGGAATGCTAAAAGATTCCTATGTTGATGAATTAGCTTCCTATATTGAGGCGTCCAAAGACTATGGCCAGGTACTATTTACCAACCAGCTGATCCGGAGTGCCTTGACGGTTGTTGCTAATCGCCATCGTTATAATCCAGTTCTTGAATACATGAACTCAGCTTATGAGCGATGGGACCACCAAGAACGGCTGGACACCTTCTTCAGCGATTATCTCGGCGTTGAACGCTCGGAAGTAACCCGGCTGATCACTAAACTGTTCTTCGTCGGTGCCGTTGCTAAAGCCTATGATCCAAAACGCAAGTTTGACTTTGTACTGGACCTGGTTGGTGGCCAGGGCGCTGGGAAGACAACCATCCTCCAGAAAATAGCACCATACGGTTACTATACCGACCAATTCTCCAGCTTTGAAAACAAAGATGATTTTGCGGTAATGAGAAGATCATTAATTGTGAACGATGATGAAATGACCGCAACCGCCAATTCAACGTTTGAAGTATTGAAGAAGTTCGTTACCTTGCAAGAGTTCGAGTACCGAAAACCGTATGGTCATCAGGCGGAACGATTTTCTAAAGGCTTCGTGTTGGCCCGGACGACCAACAACCTGTACTATCTGAAAGATAAAACGGGGGAGCGACGGTTCCTACCACTGTTAGTCGACAAAGACCGGCAGATTGCTAATCCGGTTCGGGATTTAACGCCCGAATATGTCAAGAAAGTCTGGGGCGAAGCAACCCATCTTTTCAAGAACGACGATTACAGCTTCAATCTAACCAGCGAACAACAAGAAAAGCTGGATAAGCACCGGCAGACATTCATGTACACCGATGATTTAGAAGATTCAATCGCTGATGCTCTTGAAAACGACTGGGCTGATCGAGACTTCTTATCTAGTGAAACTATCAGCTTAAAAGTTGTGCCTGGTGTCGATCTAGCAAAGAATCGCAAGCTATCAAACCAGATTGCCAACATTATGGTGAATCGGTTTGGTTGGCGAAAGGGTCGGAAGAAAATCGATGGTAAAACTCAGCGAGGCTATATAAAAAGGTGACACATTGAAATAGTGTCACCGAATGTGTCACCACGCTGAACCTTACAGCCCCAAGGGATAGATAAATAAGTGACACTATTACTAATATATATAACTTTTATATTTTATACCTACCTATTATGTACTAAACAGAAAAGTTGAAAATTTAAAATGTGTCACTTTTTGGATTAAACCCTTGGGGGAGTAAGCGGTGACGCTTGGTGACACATCGTGATAATGTCACCTAATGAGTCAGTGCACTTAAAACACCGTACGGGTGGGATGCCCGAGCTGGTCAGATAATGAAGAGGTAAAAATAATGATTACAGTTTATTTGAATGATCATGGAGCCGACTATATTGAACTCCAAACTCTAGTAATTAAAGATGACTGGGCTCATGGTGTGGATACAGATGGAAGAGATATCCACATCCCATTAACTTCGATCTTATATATTGAGGAAGATAGCGATGACTAGTGAACATAAAATTCAAAATGATATTCGGATAGCATTGTCACGACATCAGTGTACAGTATTCCGGGTTAATGTTGGCTCAGTTAAAACACCTGATGGAAGATTTTTCTCGGCTGGTGTACCAAGCGGCCACGCCGATCTATACGGCTTCCGGTGGTCGGATAGGCAAATCTTCTACATCGAGGTTAAAACGCCAACAGGACGTCCTAGAAAGGACCAGATCGCCTTTCACGAACGAATGACTGAGTTAGGCGTAATCCATGGCATTGCCCGATCGCCAGAGGACGCCATAAAGATTGTGGATGAAGGCTTGGTAGGGTATGGATTTAAGCAGTGAATCGGAGGTGATCTAATGGACAAGTTTTTGGATTACGACGACGTCGAGCCATTATCAGAGGCAGACGCCAAAGCAGAGTTCGATGAGTGGATGAAACAGGCCATCATGGACGACAAAGCACAGTAACGAAACTGTTAAAGATACCTGGCATCATCTTACAAGCCCACAGAGCGATTTTTAAACCTTGTTCGGGCAATTACCAAAATCATGCAAAACGTCTTAAACGGCTCGATATGGGTCATTAAAGAAATGGAGGAAACGAATGGTCAAATAAAAAGGCCACCGATACGGGTGGCGGGGTGCGATTACCAGGAATAGCGTTGGCGGAAGGCATTGTTAATTTAGTCTTTAAATTATTAATATTATTTAAGTTTATCATCCCCTTAGCAGCAAAGTATTGTGAGGAAACTTGTGCGGTAGGTAATGAAACTTTGCTTAACGCCTTCATCTGTTTAGCTACGCCATTCATCAATTTTGTTACCGTAACGGCTTTTTATCCGTTACTTCTGTATGTTTCCATACAGTTCAGCATATCTCTTCAACTCGGGGAGTTGCCGGGCGCTCGTGGGATATAAATCCTATGCGTTGCACCTTCAATTAAGCTTGGCTCAGGGTTGCCATATCAACTAAGACTTAGGTTTTCCTTGAATTCACCCGGTGCTAAGTAACGTATCGCTACGCCACAGGGCAATCAACAATCAGATTATACCACAAAATATTGGGGTAAAGAGGAGTGAGGCAATCACCATGTGGTGGGATAAAGTACAACCAATCATGATTAGACAAAATCGAAGTATCTATTGGCTAGCAAAGCAAACTGGGATCCTAGATAACACACTTTACCAGTACAAAAACAAAGGCGTGGAACCGAGCTTCAGGAATGCTTGTAGGATTGCAGACGCATTACAGGTTAGCCTATTAGAGTTACGAGAGGACGATTATTAGGGATGAAACACTTTGGACAAAAGGTGGAACTAGACGGGATTACCTTCGACAGCATGAAGGAAGCCCAATTCTACTTGCAATTTGTCAAGCCTAGCGGGAAGAGGTTTACTTGCCACGAAAACTTTGAGGTGCTAGGTAAATTCGAGGTAGGGGGCTACACGCAACGGGGGATGTTCTACCGGCCAGACTTTGTCATTTACGGGCCAGAGGGGCGAGAACACGTTTATGATGTCAAGACCTCGTTAAGTTCACGAGGAATTGATAAAGGAGCCTTGCTACGGTTCAAGCTATTCGCCCGGCGCTATGGATTGCCTGTTGAGGTAGTGGTACCGACCAAGAATAGTTTCCGTATGAAGCTATTTGGCTTTACCACACAACTACAGCCGGCTCATCCCCGTAAGAAGCGAAACGGCAAAGTAGAGATTGACCACTACCACGAATTTAAAAGCATTGATTATGACGTCAAAGGAATAATCGGAATGTAGGTGTGAATGGAGGATCTAAAATAATGACTAACGAAGAATACCGATGACGTCATAATCAATTACTGGGGTCTTGAAGGCTGTTACAAAACTTTGATTCACCAGTACTAGAAACTTGTCACGATGAGGAGGTAGAGAAGTGAACTTGCTGACACGTGGCCTGCTTTGTGCAATTCACATGCGATTTGATGACCGTTTGCAAATTGAAGATAAGGAATATATTGACGAATTTGGTGAGCCTGACTTTGAACGAGAAACTCAAAAATTCAACCGCCGATTAAGGGCGATTGAAAAACTCCGTAAGTCAGATGACCAGCTTGAGCGAGAGCGGCTCCGAGAGCTGGAAATGGCTAAACGAAAGGGTGTAATTGACGGCTTGCGTACGATCTTTTTAGCCAAGGAACGGAAGCTTAAGGACGCTCGCAAGGGTACGAGCGAGTTTCCAGAATTGTGGGACATGCTCTTGGAATGGAAAATTAAAAGAAAACTAACTTTAGCGGATGCTGCATGCATTTCAAAGCGGTCGTTTAAAACGGTGAAAAATGAGCTGCATAAAGCGGCAGTGCGTAAAAAGAGGGCGGAAGGACAATGATGGAAACGATTAAATGGATCTTAGCGGTACTCACTGCGTTGGCGATTGCTAATGGGGTGGTGTGGTTGCTAGTCGGAATTCCGATTTGGCGCTGGTGAAACTGACAAAATAAAGAGCACCCATGTAGGGCGCTCTCAAAGCAAATATCAATCCAATTATACAGCGAGGAGTGCACTTCATGGGACTGTTTCCGCAAATTGATAAACAAGCAACAATTGACAAAGTGCGTCATTTCTTTTGGGACGATGACCGATTTGAAGGGATCTGTTTGAGAGCGGGCAACTATGGCTTGCGATCGCCGCAATTAGATATTACTGGGATCAGAGGCAGCTCAGCCTTTAACTCGACTGATGATCGGCTGGCCGACATTGCCGACTGCTTACATGCGATTTGCGCCGTTCACGAGGCCATTCAAAGTTGTCGGTATTCGTCCAGGATCATTTTGAAAGAACGTTTTTTACCGGGTTTTAGAGATCGTATGTACGTTAAAGAACTGGCGCCGAAGCTAGAACGATACAGTGATGATGGCTATAAGGCACTAGAGGAGCGGGCCTGCCTTGATTTCGCGGATATCATTGAGCCAAAGTGTGCAGTATACCGTGTTGATCGTCAATTAATTCCTGATTTTCACGTCTACTTCAAATCGGGGATGAATCGGGAATGAATCGGGAATCGAACGGAGACCACACGGGGATAAAATGGCATATACTGGTATTGTCAAAAAGAATGAGTAAGTCCCCGTTGGATTGGCACTTACTCTGGGTTCAACTCCACAGGCCTTGATTGTCCGCAATGACGTTAAACTACATATCATTTTATTTTTACCTCAGCCTGGTTATTATAACCGGGCTTTTGTATTATATGGGTGAGGTGAAAATAAAATGGTAAAAATTGATTGTGAGGATTGGAGAAACACAGAACGTCTGTACCCCTATAGATATAAATGTGGATATTGTGGACAAACAGTTGGGGCAAATTATGGATATACGGTAAACCATGATGATTGTGCAATTTACTTGTGCCCGTATTGTGGGAGGCCATCTTTTATGGAGAACGGTATGATGACACCTGGATCTGCTTATGGGCAACCAATAACTAACTTGCCTGATACAGTACAGAGTTTATATGATGAAGCACGTAATTCATATCAAGCTGGGGCATTTACGGGCGCTATTCTTATATGCCGTAAAGTTTTAGCGAATGTTGCAGTTTACTATGGTGCTAAAGATGGTCAACGATTTGTTAAGTATGTTGATTATCTTGTTGAGAACGGTTATGTTCCAGAGAAAAGCCGAGAATGGATTGATAAGATTAGAACGGAAGGTAACAGTGCTACTCATAATCAAACGGCTAAAAATAAGAGCGATGCACAACGAATTTTAGACTTTGTTCAAATGTTGCTACTAATTAATTTTAAATTTAATAGTGATTACAATAATTCAGAAAATAGTAATTAAATACAAAAACTAAGTCAGCTTAACGGCTGGCTTTTTATTTTGGAAAGGGGGCGAGTAGCATTACTCAAAGATTAACACAAAAGCAACAACGGTTTGTTGATGAGTACATTATTTCTGGTAATGCTACTCAGGCTGCCATCAAAGCTGGATATTCTAAAAAGACCGCTAAGCAGATGGGAACTGAGAACCTAGCAAAACCTATCATTAAAGCGGAGTTAGACCGGCGCAACGCTGAAATTCAATCCGCTAAGACAATGGACATGCAGGAAGTCATGGAACGCTTAGCGGCGATGGGTCGTGGTGAGACAACTGAAGAGACTGTTACTAACAAGGGTGAAGTCATCGAAACTGCTACACGTAATGCTGATAAGCTAAAAGCGATGGAACTAATTGGCAAACGCTTTGGAGCTTGGACTGATAAGAAAGAAATCAGCGGTACCCTTGATATTGATATTGATATTGGAATGGGGGACTACGATGAAGATAATTAGTGTGCTGTCAGCAGTGCCAGTGATGTTAATTGCTGGCCTGTTACTGAAGCCTGGTTTAGTCACCAAAGGCGTTTTCATTACTGTAATCGTCGTTGAGTTCTTCATGGCTTTTCTAGTGAGTGATTATTATGAAAACAACTAGGGGGGTGATACAGTGCCAAACATCAAACTAAACTTTCCAAAACCATATAATGTATTCAATAAGCAGATCTTTGATAACTTGTTCGACTACAGCCATTTTATTGAGGTTTGGTACTGACATACGGTGGTGCTAGTTCTGGTAAATCTCATGGCGTTGTTCAGAAGGTTGTTCTGAAAGCACTGAGACATTGGAATCATCCCCGCAAAGTACTATGGCTCCGGAAAGTCGATCGAACAATTCAAGACTCAATCTTTACCGATGTGGTTGATTGCCTGTCAACATGGCAACTTCTGCCACTATGCCGAGTGAATAAATCAAACCGTACTATTCATTTACCGAATGGTGCGGTTTTCTTGTTCAAGGGGATGGATGATCCAGAAAAGATCAAGTCGATCAAGGGCCTGTCTGATGTGGTCATGGAGGAAGCATCCGAATTTAATCAAGATGATTTCACACAATTAACTCTGCGTCTTCGTGAGCCTAAGCATAAGCAGCGGCAACTGTTCTGCATGTTCAACCCAATTAGCAAGCTTAACTGGACCTACAAACAATGGTTTGATCCTACTGCTACGGTTGATACTTCACGGGTAGCCATTCATCAATCGACATACAAGGATAATCACTTCCTCGATGCGGACAACATCAGGACGATTGAGAACTTGAAACAAACTAATCCGGCTTACTACCGTATTTACACTCTTGGAGAATTCGCAACATTAGATAAGCTGGTCTTTCCAGACTTTACGAAACGCCGGCTTAATGTACGTACCCTCTCAAACCTTCCCTCGTACTTCGGGCTGGACTTTGGGTACACTAACGATGAAACAGCCTTTATGCACGTTAAAGTCGACGAGAGCACCCATACAATTTACATCATGGAAGAGTATGCCAAACACGGTATGCTAAATGATGATATCGCCCGGATGATCAAGCAAATGGGTTACTCCAAAGAGATCATCACGGCTGATGCGGCTGAACCTAAATCAATTTCTGAGATCAAACGTGATGGCATTCCCCGAATTAGACCGGCCAAGAAAGGTAAGGACAGCATTATTCAGGGGATCTCATTCATGCAGCAGTATCACCTAGTGGTTGATGATCGGTGTGTGAAAACGATTGAAGAATTAGAAAATTATACCTATAAGAAAGACCGGCAAACTGGTGAGTATACCAATGAGCCGGTCGATGCATATAACCACGAGATTGATGCCATCCGTTATGCATTGAATGAGATTAACGGAATGGCTAGTCCGAAGGGTAAGATCCTGAAAAACATTTACATTTAAGGCGGTGATTGAATGACAGAAATTAAAGGCCAGGTTGTTGAAGGCAATGTGTTTATCTATCCTAAAGATGATGAACTAACGATGCCTGATCTGCTGAAGTTTATCGGTAAGAACATCGAATTATCAGGTGAGTATAAGTATAACCTTGAGATGTACAAGGGTAATCACGATATCTTGAATCAGCTGCCACGACAGTTTGGACCAGATAATCGCTTGGTTGCCAACCTGCCACACTACATTGTTGACACATACAACGGGTTCTTCACTGGTATTCCACCAAAGGTCACGTTGGAAGATAAGGAAACCAACGCGGCCTTGCAGGAATGGAATGATGAGAATTCATTGCAGGACAAATTGTCTGAAATTAGTAAGCAAGCGGATATCTTCGGACGTTCGCTTGCTTTCGTTTATCAGGATGAAGACAGTCAAACGCGGATCGCTTACTCATCCCCAATGGACTCTTTCATGGTCTACGATGACACCGTATCACGGCAGCCGTTAGCGTTTGTCCGTTACTGGAAGAATACGGATGGTATTCAGGTAGGCATGGTTTACTATGCTACTAAGATTGTTTCGTTTGAGGATAGCAAGTTTACTAATGAAGCACCTAACCCATACAAGCTGGTGCCGGCGGTTGAATTCTATGGTAATGAAGAGCGACAGGGCGTCTTTGATAATGTTAAAACGTTGATCGATGAGCTAGACCGGGTGCTTAGTCAGAAAGCCAATCAGGTTGAATACTTCGACAATGCCTACTTAAAGGTGTTGGGTGTAGACCTAGACCAAGATGGGGATGGTAAACCTGATGCTGATTTGATTGGTAATCAGATGATCTACAGTCCTGATGCTGATGCTACTAACGCGACGGTAGACTTCATTAGCAAGCCAGACGGTGACAACATGCAGGAGCACATCATTGACCGGCTGGTTTCCATGATTTACCAGATCAGCATGGTAGCCAACCTTAATGATGAAGCTTTTGCCGGTAACTCTTCTGGTGTGGCCTTGCAGTATAAGCTTCTGCCAATGCGGAATATGGCGGCTAACAAGGAACGTAAATTCCGACAAGCATTGCGGTACCTTTACCAGATCATCTTTAGCGTTGGTACGGTATTGCCGGAAACTCACTCAGAAGACTGGCGAGAGCTTGACTTCACTTTCAAGCGTAATCTACCGGACGATATTTCAAACGACGCAGATACCGCCCAGAAGTTACAGGGGCTGGTATCACAGGAAACTCTGCTGTCTATTCTGCCGTTTGTTGATGACCCTAAGGAAGAATTGAAGCGGATCAACAAAGAGAAACAGGATAACATGCAACAAGCCTTGAAGTATGGTCCTGCGGCCTTAGACCAAGATAAGCCGGATGGTGATGATGATGCCGATAACGACGAATAGTGCGTATTGGAAGAAACGAGAAAAGGAAGAGCGTAAGTGGCAAGAGAAAAATATTGCCGCTGATGCTGCTTTTAATCGTTTAATTGAACGTTATTACAACATTGCTATTGCTCAGATTAACAAGGATATCGATCATCAGTATCAGTCACTTGCTAAGTCAGTAGGTGGCCTACAGAATGCCTATTCCGCTGTTGATGCAATGGATATTGCAGACTATGAAGCTGAGGCCCAGAAGTTAGTCATGCAAGCTGCCCAGATGAGAGCAGAAGGCAAAAGAGTAACCTATGCGGACTTTAGTGCCGACGTTAACCGCCGAATGAAGATCTACAATGCGACGATGAGAATCAATCGCTTGGAGTATCTTAAAAGTCAAGTTGGGTTGCACTTAACGGAAGCCAACATGAACATTAATAAAGATTTAGGAGTAAAACTGAATGACAGCTATATCAAAGAAGTAAAACGACAAGCTGGCATTCTTGGGAGTAATCTTAAATTCAATAATGCAATTATCAATGATGACAATATTGCAAAGATCGTTATGAAGCAGGTTGGAGGAGCCAACTGGAGTCAGCGATTATGGCTGAACCAAGATGCATTAAAAGCTGCCCTTGATTCTGCTTTAACCACTGGTTTAATCGCTGGTCAAAGTAATCAAGCAATTGCACGCAATCTCCGAGATCAGGTTAGGACAACCATTAAGAATCATGCATATGTTACTGAGCGGCTAGCCCGAACAGAAACAGCCCGGGTTCAATATCAAGCACAGATTGACAGCATTAAAACTGCCGATTACAAGTACGTGAAGTGGTACGCTGAGCCAGGTGCCTGTCGAGTGTGCCAAGAGATTAACGATAATGATGAGTATGATCTTGGCTATGGGGTATTCCCAGTTGATGAAGTACCAACCGTGCCCGTGCATCCAAATTGTAAATGCAGTATCTCAGCTTACTGGGTTGATAAAAAAAGCAACACTTAAAAGAGAAGTAAACAGCTCTATAAACGTTGTGATAGCGGGGATTGCAAACTATTATGTAGTATATAGTGTAAATAAAAAAGCCCTAGCGGTGCTGGTGACACCCTAGAGCGTGGCAATCATAGAAAGGATATGATTACATGAATAATGATATAGAACAGTGGAAAGATATTCAAGGATACGAAGATAAATATCAAATTTCCAGTTATGGGCGAGTTCGTAGTAAAGAACGAATTGTTGATCGTGGTAAATATGGTCTTTTAAAAGTTCACGCGAAAGATATAACACTTCGACAAAAAGAAAATGGTTATTTTATAGTTGGACTTTATTCTCATAATAAAGTGAAAAACGCTTATGTACATCGATTAGTCGCTCAAGCGTTTATCCCTAACCCCAATAGCTTGCCTACGGTAAATCATAAAGATGGCAACAAAAAGCATAATTTTGTTTCTAATCTTGAGTGGGCAAGCTATTCTGACAATAACCAACACGCGTACAATCATGGTCTAACGCATTCGAACAAAAACAATAGTCACATGAGTAAGAAAGTAGAAGCTTATGATTTAGCTGGAAATCTTAAATATACTTTTCCAAGCATGAGAGAAGCTGAAAGAAAATTAAGGCTAAGTAACGGGACTGTTCATATGGCTATAAAGAAAGGTTGGCATTATGCTGGCCTGGTTTGGAAATTAAGAAAATAAGCTTAAAGCATTCAGATTAATTCTGAGTGCTTTTTCTTTTGGAGGTAAAAATGAAAAAGTATCAGTTTGGCACAGCATGGGCAGATTGGGTATGGGATTTAGTGGGTAACAATAAAATAATTCTTGATAGTCCTCAACATAATGGCCCGTTCGATCATAGTAAAGACAGTGAGATGCTTTTCTTTGTTTATGGTAGGAAAAACATAGAAATTGGCCACTGGGGAGATACTTTGATACAAGATGACGATGGAAATTTAAATGTTGAGAAGGGATAGTTTATCGACTGTCCCTTTTCTTATGTCCGTTCCGTGTGTATTGGACGTTAAACAAAACCCGAGACGTCTCCCATGACATTAAATGCGAGTAAAGGAGGTCCCCAACATGGACGATAACAAGAACACTGAAACTCAAGAACAACAAGTCACTGAACAACCTAAGGATACTGGTACCGATCCAAAGAAAGATAAGCAACTCGATGGTGACGAGCTGGTCAAGAAGCTTCAGAAACGGATTGGTAAGGAACAAAACGAGAAGCACTCTCTTCAAGACCAATTGGACAAGGCCAACGCTAAGATTAAAGAGCTTCAATCAGGTAAGTCAATCAAGAATTTATCAGACGAGGATAAGGCTAAAAAAGCCGAAGACGAAAAGGACAAGGAAATTGCTTCTCTTCGTGCTCAGATCACTCGTCGGGATAACATTAAGCAGACCGATGAAGTCTTTAAGGATGCTGGCCTAACCGTTGGTAATGATGTGTTGAATATGGTTGTCGTTGATGATGACAAACAGACCTATGCCAATGTTCAAGCATTGATTAAGTACACCAACCAAATTCAAAGCGGTGTGAAGAAGGAGCTTCTCAAGGGTTCTACACCAAGAAATAATGGCAAACCTGCCATGAATAAGGTTGAGATCAGCAAGATCAAAGACCCGATCAAGCGGCAGAAGGCCATTGCAGAAAACTTAGATCTATATAAACATTAGGAGGAATAATTTATGGCAACAGAAAATATTACAACTTCAAAGGACTTAATTGCACAGTCCATTGACTTCACGGAACAATTCACTGGTTCAATTAGTACTTTGCTCCAAGTATTGAATGTAACTCGGATGCAACCAATGGCAGTTGGTTCACAGATTAAGATTTACAAGTCTGAAGTAACTAAGGCTGATGGTAATGTTGCTGAAGGTGAAGTAATTCCACTGAGCAAGGTTACTCGTAAGCTGGCTGACACTAAGGAACTGGCTTACAAGAAGTACCGTAAGCAAACTACTGCCGAAGCTATTCAAGCAAGTGGTTTTGCAGCCGCTGTAAACGACACCGACAGTAAGTTACTTCGTTCCATTCAAGGCGACATTAAGAAGGACTTCTTCGACTTTGTTCAAACTGGTACTACTAAGACTTCTGGCGATACTTTCCAAAAGGCAATTGCACAGGCTCTTGGTCAATTAGCTATCAAGTGGGAAGATGACGACGTTCAATCTGTCCTCTTTGCTAACCCATTAGATTTCTACACTTACTTGGGTGACTCAACTCTTACGACTCAAACCGCCTTTGGCCTGACTTACCTTCAAAACTACCTTGGCTTTGATACCATTATCTTGACTGGTGCAGTAAAACAAGGCACGATTGCGGCTACTGCTAGTCAGAACTTGAATTATGCTTATGCCTCAATGAATGGTAGCCTTAGCCAAGCTTTCAGCCTGACTACTGATGAAACGGGCCTGATTGGTGTAGTTCACAATGCACTGACTGAAAATGCATCATACGAAACCATGGCTTTAACTTCTGGTGTACTCTTCCCAGAACGGCTTGATGGTATCGTGGTTGCAACTGTGGGTACTCCTGCATCAAAATAACACCGCCCGACAATTCGGGAGCGGGCGAAATAAATGACGTAAAGCCAACGTCCGCTAACACGGTGGACGAGATTAAAGCATACCTTGATAAACATGGGATTGCTTACACATCAACCGATAACAAACCTGATTTATTAGCAAAGTTAGGTGATTAGAATGGATAAATCAGTAACCTTAGATAATTTAAAAACGATGCTGCAGCTAAAATCAAATAAGCAAGATGGCTTGTTAGATCTGATTATTAATAATACTGAACAGGCCTTGCGGTTTAAGCTGGGGCTGGCACAAAAAGATGAATTCCCTAGTGAATTAGGCTTTGTCTCTCTTGAGGTATGCGTTCGGCGGTATAACCGGATTTCTAATGAGGGGATGGCTTCTTATTCCCAAGAGGGACAATCAATCACCTTCAATTCATCTGATTTTGATGACTTTGAAAGTGATATTAATACCTGGCGAGAACAAAACGGAAAGAACGTTAAATCACTAGGCAAAGTACACTTCATTAATCCATACCGAGGTGGTAGCCGTGCGGTTCGACCATGAAATTAACTTCTATACGGAGGAAAGCAAGCGGTATAATCCGCTGACTTCGCAATCCGATGGCGGGACCAAGTTAGTTGCTAGCGCAATGGGCAACGTGACTGATGTTGGTGCTGATCGAACAGTGAAGTTATTCGGTAGTATTGTCCAGGGTGTGAAGGTTATCCGTTTAGTAGAACCAGTTAATCAAGTGTGGGCGTATTTAATGATTGATGATAGTCCTACTAAATATCGGATGCGAACAACCACTGTTCCATTAAAGAATTCAACTATTTTGGTAGGTGAAGATATTGGGAAAGCCTAATATAAGAATTGAAGGATTAGATGATTTGATTGCCGGTATCAAGGGGAAAATGGACTTGAGTGCGGTGCCACAAGTGGTGAAAAAGCATGGCGCGCAGTTATCTAGTCGGACCCAATCAAATATGCAGGCCGCTTACACGCATGGCTACTCCACTGGTCGGACACGCCGGTCAGTTAAACCTATCTTTAGTGACGGCGGCATGACTGTTTCGGTTGGGCCGACGACTGATTACTTCCCATACTTGGAATACGGCACACGGTTTATGTCGGCCATGCCAACATTAAAGCCGGCCTTTGATGTTCAGTCACAAATGTTTATCAACGAATTAAAAAGGTTGATGCAATGATGAAATCTCCACAACAAGAACTGTATGATTATGTTTTCTTACAGTCGATGAAAAAGGGATATGACACTTATGATCATTTGCCAATGGCTTCTGAAAATGTCGGTTATCCCTTTGTAACGCTTGAAAATATGAACCTGGTACCAATTACGACTAAAACAAGCATTGGTGCCGAAATTAATCTCACTGTAAATGTCTGGGGCAATCAGGACCAACGGCTAGTTATTGATACAATGGCTAGTTCGTTGCTAATGATTGCCTCATCTGGTTTTAAAACGGCTGATTATCGTTATCGTGGGCGAATGACTGGCAGTGATTATCAGATCATTCAAGATACGAGCGTTCCAGACACAGTCCTAAATCATGCAGTAGTTAACTTGAAATTTAACTTAGTTTAGAAAGGATGATAATTAATGGCAAACAACAATATTCAATATTTACAAGGTATTGATACAGTTGCCTATGTTCGGTTGCTAGAAAACGCGGCCAAGGAACGAGGACAGCTGATTCCTTACCAAACTTCACTGGACTTTGATCCACAACGTGATACTGATACTACTCAAACTAAGCAAGGTGGGGTTCCTACTACTTCTTCCTTGGAAACAGACCTCGAAATTGAGTTCGTCCACAACATCAGCAAGGTTTCTGATGATCTGATGACTTCACTTTTGAAGAACAAGGATATCGAAGTATGGATTGTTTACCGGAAACGTCGTAATGATCAAGGCCAATACTTTGCATGGTATATGCGTGGGATTGTTTCCGAAGACGAAAATGAGAACGATCCGGACGACAACTCAACTCGTGATGTAACCTTTACGATCAAGGGTGAACCACAACGCGGCTGGCTGACCTTACCAGATGATGCCGAAGAAGAACTATCTTATGTCTTCCAAGGGATTGGTCAAGTCACTGAGAAAGATAAGAATGGTGGCGGTACCACCTTTGTTGATGGCGATGCCGGTAAGGGTAATGCCGATGGCAATGCTCCATCGAGTAAGTAAGGAGGCAGTAACTGATGGAAATTAAGATTAATGGTAAGAATGTTGAATTAAACTTTGGCGTTGCGTTTGTCCGTGAACTGGATAAGGTGGCCGGAATGAAGGTCAATGGCCAATCGTTTGGTTTTGGTTTAACCAAGTCTCTGCCAGCCCTGCAGGCTTATGATCCGGCTGTCCTGGCTGATGTGCTTTACTGTGCGGCATGGGATAACAAGCCTCGGCCAACACAGAAGGCCATTGACGAATTCATTGATACCGACTCAGATCTTGAGAAGGTATTCGATGAAGTCAACAAGGCTATTTCTGAATCTAACGCCGTTAAGGTGGCAGCAAAAAACATGAAGCCCTAGAAGAGCTATCTAGTAAACAGCAGTATCATGAGATATTGCTGAACGGCCTAGCTCTTCTAGGCTTTTCTAATATTGAAGATGTTAAGCGTATGACCTTGCGTGAGTATCAGCTACGGCTTGAAGCGTATCAGATCCGCCGTGTTAATGAGCAGGAAAACCTTGCGATCCTGGCATGGTGGATCCAAAGTGTTCAAGCTACTAAAGGGAGTCCCAAACATCCCAAGCCTGTCTTTGGGGAGTTTCAAGACTTCTTTGATGTTCAGAAACAAATTGATCAGGTTCGATCTGTTTTTGAAGCCGACTATAAGCCACACAGTCATACTACTAGAGTTATTGATCGAGCTAAGATTTTTAACCGGCGGCTAGAAGAATTTAAGAAACTGAAAGCGGCTGGGAAGATTATTCCGTGGAAAGAAAGGGGGATGGACAATGGCGGAAAGTTATAGTGTTCGTGCGATCTTATCGGCTGTTGATTCATCCTTTAGTTCCACTTTAGCCCGAGCCGGACAAGCAACGCAAAACTTTAGTAGCTCAGTTAACCAGAAGATGCAAGGAGTCGGTAAAGCGATGACTGTTGCTGGTGCTGCTACTACTGCAATGGGGGTTAAAGCAGTTAAAGGCTTTGGGGATTTTCAAAGTTCCTTAAATCAAGCGGCTGTTATTGCCGGTGGTACTTCTAAAAACATTGGTGAGTTAGCAGATGTTGCTAATCACATGGGAGCTGTTTTACCTATCAGTGCTCAAGATGCGGCAGACGCAATGGTTGAAATGGCTCGTAACGGTGCTTCGCTTGATGATATCAAGAAACAGTTCCCGGCAATTGCTGAAGCTTCGACTGCCGCTGGTTCTAACTTGCAAGCAACCGCTGGGGTTGTTCAGCAAGCAATGAATATCTGGTCTAATAGTCTGAAGTCACCTCAACAAGCCGCTGCTATCTTGGTTCAAACGGCTAACGCATCTAACGCCTCAATTGAGGATATGCAGCAAGCCCTAGCTACGATCGGTTCTACGGCTAAGATGGCCGGTATGGACATGGGAACTACGGCTGAGGCAATTGGTTTACTTACTAACCGTGGGTTCTCTGCTGCCCAAGCTTCTGATGACTTAAACCATGCGATCACTCAAATGCTGGCGCCCAGCTCCATTGCTAAGAAACAGATGGATGCCTTAGGACTGACGTTTGTTGATAGTGCCGGTAAGATGAAACCATTCCCACAAATCCTACAAGAAATCGCTGATAAGACTAACGGTATGGGCGATGCTCAAAAGACTGCTGCACTTAAAGCGATGTTCGGTGCGTCTGGAATGAAGGCTATTGCTCCTTTAATTGACGCGATTAACGATAAAACTGGTGATGCTAAAACCAGTTGGGCTGCATATGCCGCCGAACAAGATAAAGCCGCACATTCTACTGCGGCTGCTACTAAGTTCTTGCAAGATCAAGCTAATGACATGCAACAAAACGTCGGTTCAAAGATTGAACAAGTTGGTGGTAACTGGGAAGCCCTCCGAAATAAAGCAATGGCAGCCAAAGGCGGAGTTAACGGAGCCATGCTTGATATGATTAATCAATCTATCGAATGGGCTACAACTTCTAATAATTCTATGGCTCAATTTATTCGTGGATTTGTTGGATTGTCTCCAGTTATTGGTCCAGCAATCACTGCTGTTGGTGCATTTACAACCAATGTTGGAAAAATTGTTGGATTAGTTGGCGGAGCGGTTGGCGCCATTGGTAACCTTGGAAGAGTATTTCTTGTACTTAAACAAGCAGCTAATGTTACTGAAGCAGTTTCCGCACTTTCAAAACTTGCTCAAACCTCAAAACTTGCAAAGACAGCAATGGTGGGCTTGCAAGCAGGTCAGGCAATATTTGCAGGGCTAAAAGCAGCAGCTATGGCTTTAGGCGGAGGTTTACAAGCTCTTTGGGGTATTATGCTTGCTAATCCAATCACCTTGGTTATCGCCGCTATTGCCGCTGTGGTTGCTGCATTAGTTTTATTCTTTACAAAAACAAAAACGGGTCAGCAACTCTGGTCCAATTTTGTTAACTTCCTGAAGAACGCTTGGAACGGATTAGTTTCTGTTGCTCAAACGGTCTGGAATGCCATTACCCAATCTTTTCAAACACCAATTAACATTATTAAGACGGCATGGAGTGGCATTAAGGACTTCTTCAGCCAATTGTGGCAGGGAATCACATCCACTGCTCAAGGCGTTTGGAATAGCTTTACTCAGGGTATGGCCCCAATTATTGAGTCAATCAAAAATCTTTGGAGCGCTTTAACTGGCTTCTTTAGCACGTTATGGCAGGGGATCGTTACCGGCGCTCAAGGCATTTGGCAAACAATGGTAACAATTTTTACCCCAATCGTGGAAGCTATAAAAGCAATCTGGCAACCAATCGGTCAATTCTTTAGCACTCTTTGGCAAGGAATCATTACCACTGCCCAAACAGTATGGCAAGGATTGGTAACGGTTATCCAAGGGGTCTGGACTAATATTCAGACTGTTGTTCAGACCGCTGTTCAAATGCTTAGCACAGTTATTCAGACCGGAATGCAGATTGTTCAAACCGTTTGGACAACTATCTGGAATGTAATTAAGACAGTAGTGCAGACTGTTTGGTCTGTTATCTCCACAATCGTTTCAACTGCTATCAATGCCGTTGCAGGCGTAATTAGGGCTGCTACCGATGCCATTAAAGGAGACTGGTCGGGCGCCTGGAACGAGATTAAGAATGTTGTAACAACCGTTTGGAACGGCATCAAGACAGTGGTAACCACGGTTATTAACGGGATCCGTTCCGTAATCACTAGTGTTATGAATGGCATTAAGTCAGTTATGACATCAATCTGGAACGGTGTTAAATCGGTTACTAGCTCTGTTTGGAACGGCATTAAGTCTGTTGTTTCTAATTCAATGAGTGCTATTCGGTCTGTCGTATCTAACATGATGAATACCGTTCGTTCTGTATTTAGTTCTGGTTGGAATGCGGCCCGTTCCGTAACTTCAAGTGGAATCAATGGTGCGGTTAATGTCGTCCGTTCGGCTGCTAGCGGGATGATCTCTGCTGGTCGTAATTTTGTCATGGGCTTTGTCAATGGTATTCGTGGAGCCATCGGTGCGGCGGCAAGTGCAGCAGCAAGTATGGCTCGTGCCGCTATGAGTGCGGCTAAGGCTTTCCTTGGTATTCACTCACCATCGCGTGTCATGCGTGATCAGGTTGGTTACTATGTAGCAGCCGGGTTCGCTAAAGGGATGACTGATAACACTAATATGGTCGCTAAGGCGGCTAATAACATGGCCCAATCTGCTATCCCAACCGTTGACCTAAGTAACTCCATTAATGGGGTATTGGCTCAGGGAAGCCTGAATAACGCAGTGTCGAGCATGGTTGATCACCAACTTAATATAAATCAACAACCAGCCTATATTAACCTTTCACTGGGCGGAACAGAGTATCGGGCATTTGTTGATGATATTAGCCGTGAACAAGGTGCGCAGACTTCATTAAATAAGTATAGATTTTAGGAGGTAATGGTTATGTATGGTTTTACTAACCTGGATATTAATCCATCAATTAATAGTCCCACTCGCCCGGTGGAGGCGATCAATTACGGTGGTCACTGGTTAGATGATGAAATTACTGGCTATACCACTTTGGTCGTGAGTGGTCGACATACGTTTTCTCGGAAGATTAATGATGCAGATTTAACTGGCGATGGGAATATGTATTTATCATCAAAGCTAGAACGACTAGTTATCGAAGTTAAGTTTTTGATTAAGACTGAATCCATCGTTGAATATAACAGACAGATGGAGCAGCTAAATATCATTTTATCGAAACCACATCAACGGTTATATTTTGCTGATTATCCAGAAGCTGTTTACACCGGGACAGTGACTGAAATTAAAATGGAAAATGATATTTTAAGCGATGTTGGGACGATAACAATCGAATGTAGTGATCCGTTTGCTTATAGTAATGACCAAATTGCTTCGGGAACCGGTAATAGTTTCCAATTTCCAAATACAGGAATAAATTATGGTCAAACTCCAGAAACGATTATTTTTAATCCTAGTGCTGACATCGGTTCTTTGACTGTTTCAAACGGTGATAAGAAGATTGAGATTAATCAAGGAATTACTGCTAATGCCAAGGTATTGATTGATTTTAATGCGCTGGATGTTGTTATTAATGAAGTTTCGACACTAATGAATGTCACTTTGGATAGTAACCTTGGCGATTTCTATATTAAGGACGGCGATACGATTCGTTTTTCGACAAACGGGAAATATGAAATTAGGTATAGGGTGAAGAAATTATGAGAATGTATCTATTAGATAAAAAGCAACGCGTCAGACGTTGGCTCAAGGATAATGATTTCATTGAAGCTGAAATGACGGAAGAAATTAATGCAGCTAATCAGATCAATTTCTCCACGCCCTTAAAAGATCGTATTGCGGATAACATTTACTATGTTGCAATTCCAACACCACGCAGTAAGCAAAAATATTTATTGTTTAAGCTCCTTAGTGAACGGGTGCAGAACGACCGGATTGAGTATCAAGGGATAGAAGAAGCATATGACGAACTAAAACAATATGGCTATATTAAAGATATTCGCCCGAATGATCGAACCGCCGAAGAAATGTTGAAGATGGTTCTTGAACCAACACGTTGGACACTAGGCAATGTTACAGAGACTAGCCACCAGTCAACAAATTTATACTATATTACTTATCTTGAAGCTCTACAGAAAATTGTAGGGCTATTTAATATTGAACTAACTTTTGAGGTTACGATTGATCCCAAGAGCAATAAAATTACTCGTCGCCAGGTCAACATCTATACAGAACAAGGACAGCGAACGGGTAAACGTTTTGAATATGGCTCTAACTTGCTGACGGTACAACAAGAACAGGATAGCCAGGAATTAATCACGGCACTGGTTGGTCGCGGTAAAGGTGAGTTAGTTTCAGAAGGTCACGATGATACTCCTGATGGATACGGACGGCGAATTACTTTTGCCGATGTAGTTTGGACTAAAAAGGATGGTAATCCGGTCGACAAGCCAGCAGGTCAGGAGTATTTGATTGATCCAGAAGCAACAGCACTTTATGGCTTTAGTGATGGTAACCCTCGGATTGGCTTAACTGTTTTTGAAGACATTGAAGATCCAGTTGAGTTAATTAATGCTACTTGGCGAGCCTTGCAATCATTAAAGCGTCCCAAGGTAAGCTTTAAAGCTGATGTCACTGATGTGGGTCAATTGGGTCTTGGTGATACGGTTGCAATTATCCGTCATGACTTAAAAATTGAGTATTTCACGCGGGTCTATAAGGTCAAGCATAACTTACTCAATGAAAATGATAACCAGATTGAACTAGGAGATGATTTTAGCGGTCATAGTATTACTAGCTCGCTAATTAAAGTTGATGAAATTGCTAACGAGGCCAGAGAGACTGCTGGTTATGCTGCTATTGCTGCTAATGGGAAAAACAATAATTATTATTCTAGTGTTCAGCCATTAGCACCAGTCGAAGGTGATATTTGGTATAAAGACTTAGTCAATGGTGAAACTGATATGTATCAATATCACAATGGTGGTTGGGTATTTATCCAATCTACCCGTGATTTACATGTAGTGGAGAACCAAGTCAAGGAAGCCCAACAAGGACTTGACCAAGCCAAAGCAGATATCATCAACAATAAGCAAAAAGCCGATGCAGATATTGAGAACCTTAATAAATCAATTGAAGCTAATAAGAAGACTGCAGATGAGAGCTTACAAAAGCTAAATGATTCAGTAGCTAACCTTCAAGGACAATACGATAACAACATTGTGCCTAACCTGAATCAAGTAACAGCTGACGTTGCTGATGCCTTGCAGAAGTATACCACTGCCCAGCAGAACATTGCTGACTTGACTAAGCAGGCACAACAACAGGGCAAAGATATTGCTGATGTGTCTAACACGGTTAAAGGCTTAAACATCAATTACGCCAATTTAGCAGGAGATGTTAATTCCACCAAAGTTGACGTAAAAGGTCTCCAAACCACCATTGGTACTGCTAACGGTGATATTGCACAGCTAAAACTTGATGCACAGAATCTCCAAACAATGTTGGCTGGTAAAGTTGATAATACAACTTACACGAACTTTGTTAATCTGACTAATCAAGCTCTGAATGCTCGGTTAACGGCTAGCGATTTAAATGGTTACGCTAAGACGGTAGATGTGCAGGCTACGGCTAATGGGTTACGAGTCGATTTAAATAGCGTCACTCAAGATATCCAAAATGACTTGTCGCAGCTATCAGCACGTATCGCAACAACTAGTCAACAATTTAGTAGTTATTACACTAAGTCTGAGACTGATAATAAAACTAATTCTGCAAAAAATGATGCTGTTAACGCTATTAAAAGTGATTCTAATTGGACTGGATTGAAGAATGTATTAACTAATAGTGGCTTTCTCCAAACTGCCGATGGCTTTCTTCAAAAAGTTCAACAAACTACTATTCCTATGTTTAGTGGTGGTGGAGTAAACCTTCAAATTGGTACAGGCGATTGTTCATTTGATATTGGCGTAAATAGGAACGTAACCATTGCCATTGAAAATTATGATGACCATACTAAAATGATTCATACTCAAAACGGCGGTTTCTATACTTCTTACAGTGATAAGTCTTTCGTTCCTATACCTGGAGAAACATATACTATTTCAGCTGATGTAAGAGGCGATGGCGTACTTTCTGGCGGCGTATTCAAGTATGAGGGTGGAGATAACGGTAATTTAGGGACTACTTATGTAACCGATACTTGGCAACGGGTATCTAGTACTGTGCATGTTAATAAAGTTAGAGGCCAATGGATTATCTATCCAGTTAACAGTACGGACTTTTACGTTAAACATTTAAAAATTGAACGTGGCTCTGTAGCAACTCCATGGACTCCCAATCCAGCAGATTTAGCAACTCAATCGGCGTTTTCAGAGCTATCTCAATCCTTAGAGGGATTGCGTTCCACTGTTGGCAGTAATTATGGAAGTCTTCAATCACAAATTAACCAGACAGCTAAAAACATTCGTCAAGAAGTATCTGACAAAACAAGCGGCTTACAGACGCAGATCACTCAGCAGGCTAACAGCTTCAATGTATCGTTGAATGCTTTACGCAATGAAACAGCATGGCAGAAAGTTACAACTGCAATTGATGCTAATAATTACACAACAACCGGTAATTATTGGATTCAAGCGGTGTCAAACAGTAATACACCTGATGGTAGCGCTTGGGCTTATCTAGAAGTTGTAGCTGAACCAGCCGTTGAACGAATTAAGCAAACATGGCAGCGAGATAACAATGCTAATGAGGCTTATACCCGGCTGAAGACCGGAAACACATGGAGTGATTGGCAGAAGACCGTCACAGCCGGAAATATTATGGCTCAGATTAATATGAGCGCTGGTACCACTCTTATTCAAAATAATAAGATTTACATGGATGCTGATTCTACAATTTTCAGCGGAAAAGCATTTATCCCTAGTGCTGCTATTAGTAATCTTTCTGCCGACAAAATTACAACAGGCACACTGAATGCGGGCCTGATTAACGTCATTAATCTAAATGCAAGCAGTATCACCACTGGAACGATCAATGGTGCCAATCTCAAAATTGACCTTAATAATGGTGAAGTTCAATTCAAAAGGGGAAGGATAACCTCAATTGCTAACACATTAAATATCAATATCGATACAGGAACAATGAGTGTGACTGACGGAGTTAACAACGGGGTTTATTTTGCTAATGGTGAATTAAAGCTGATGGACGATCCACTTAATATAACTGGTACGCCAAAATATGGGGGACTTCGTCGGTCGGCTCATATTTGGTCACCTGGATCAGCGGGGGCTGAACTCCATTCACCAAATGGAGTCTTTGTTGGTTCTGACAACTACAATGGGGCTTTCGCTGGAGGTTCGGGAATTGATGGAACCTCCAGTGGTGCGGCTCTTGCGGTGGATAAGGACGGTAGTGCAACACTTAATGGTGCAAATATTGTTAGCGTTAGTGGAGGCAGCGCTTACGACGTTGGTTATTCCATGAAAAATCGGCCAGCTATTATCCTTGGAAAAAGCCAATCAGGTTGGAATCCAGGGGATCGAACGTTTATCCAAGGGGCGTTTGTGCATATTGAATCTGCTTACCGAAATACCAACGGTGCTTCTCCTAATGTCTACGTTGCCCCAGATGGTGCCTTGGTCCGGTCAACATCGGCATCGAAGTATAAGACTGATATTCAACGATCTTACGTTTCGGACTATGGTGAACGGCTGTTAGAGCTTCCCACTGCAACCTGGATGGATAAGGCAGAAACGGAGCGATATGTTGATGGTGAGTCACAAGATAAACCAGTACGCCACTTTGGAATGATTGCCGAAGACTTAGCCGATGCCGGACTAGAAATGCTTGTTTCCCGTGGTCAAGATGGAGAACTAGAAGGGATCCAATATGATCGGATTGGCCCGGCGTTAATTCCAGTCATTAAGCAATTACAAGATAAAGTTAATAAATTGGAGGAAAAGTTAAATGAACGATAATGTCGATATGAATCAAGTAGCACAGAGCTTAGTGCAGAAGCTGGCCAGTGCAGAGTACACGGCATCAGCTTGGGAAGCTAAGGCTAAGCAGCTGATGCAAGAAAACCAACAACTGAAGCAACAATTAGACAATAAGAAAGGTGATAAATAATGTTAAGTAAAGAAAAGAAAGTTCAATTAAGCGGTCGGTCATTAATCAACAACGTAGAAGTGGCACGTTTCAGCGCCCAAGTAGCTACTGATATTAACGACAGTACAACAATGAATACTTATATTAATGATCAAGAAGCTTATCGTAAGAATTTGAAAGCCGTTCGAGCCGATTCTGATGAGTTCCGTGCCTATGTTCGAGACGAAGAAGATAAGATCTTCGCTGAAGACACCGAAACGAAGGAATAATTCTCTAAAATCGGTCGCCATTGAAATACACAATACCTAGCGGGGCGGCTTTGAAAGGATATACTATGCCATATCACATTTTAGTTATGCGCCAAGTAGAAAGACTGATTGACGATCCGCTCATCATCGGCTTTACTTGGCTTGTTATTTTTGACATCGTTTCGGGAATAGTCAAAGGTTTACGGGGACGTGCTATACCTGAGCGAACGAATTCAACTAAGGGACTATATGGATTATGCAAGCACATGTTAATCATGACGATGGTTTTGACTGTCTATCCATATTTGATTACGTTGAATTTCAATTCGATGGCTCAATTCATGGTGCTGGCGTTCTCTTATCAATATCTAGTTTCAATTATCGAGAATCTTAGTCAAATGGACATTCACGTTGAGTGGCTACGGCCAATTATTGATAATTTAGCTTCAAAGCTTAACCTAGCTAAGTCTCAAACTGACTACGATGCTAAAGATTTTAATCATGTCACAGGAAGTTACCAAGGAAAGGAAAAAGATAATGACACAAAGAACGAAAGTAATTGATCTGGCCAGCTTTCAAAGAGGCTTAACGGTGGACAACTACAAGGCTATTGGTGCTGAATACGCCATCGTCAAGATTTCGGAAAGTACTAACTACACTAACCCCTATATTCGATCGTTGATCGACCTGAGTGCAGCAGGTGGTATTAAGGGGTACGCTTTCTATCACTTCGGTCGGTTCCATAATGATGCTCAAGCGGTAGCCGAAGCTAACTACTTCATTAATGCTGCTAAAGCCCGGGCTAACGTTAAGCCGGGAACGTTGATGATCCTCGATGCTGAAATTCAGGGGATGCCTACCTCTTCAGTGATTACATTTCTTGATACACTGCGGGCGGCTGGATATCGTACCGGCTTCTATACCTACAAGTACCTGCTGCCTAACTTTGATCTGGAAGCTATTCATCCCCATATGGATATGTTTTGGTTGGCTGCTTACCCATTAGCCAATGGACGTGCAGCAGACAAGAATCCAGACTTTAATTACTTCCCAAGTACGAACTACGTTGATCTGTGGCAATACACCGACAACCTGCTTGGCTATAACGTCGATGGCTCCATCACAATTACGGATAATGCTATTAAGCTATTTAACCCAAGTACTGCTCCTGCACCGGCACCACAGCCTAAGGTTGATCAGTCTAAGCCGGTCGTCAATCCACAGACCACGTGGACGGACACCTTGGGCGATACTTGGCACAGTGAGGATGGCACTTTCACCAGCAACCAAGCACTTAACTTGCGCTGGGGTGCTAAGATAAGCTCCGCCAAGATCACCACGCTTCCCGCTGGTTCTGTCGTTAAGTATGACGCCTGGTCGAACCATGATGGCTATGTGTGGATCCGTCAGCCCCGAGGCAACGGGCAGTTTGCCTACATGGTGGTACGTGACGCCAGGACGAAAGAAGCCTTTGGCAGTTTTAAATAAAAATAAAATTATGTAAGAATCCCCCGACTTGATAGTTAAGTCGGGGGATTTTTTGTTTTATTTTGATAATTAACTTACCAGTGTGGATGATTTGAAATAACTTCGCCAAATGATTGATGAACGGCTAGAAAGATAAAAATGATTAATGACATCTGGCCGGAAATTCCGTAACTTTAGTCAGTGGTGGTTGACAGGGACACAAGAAATTACTAAAATGGTGATCAAATTACAGATCAAGTCCAAAAGGCCCTAGGAGTAGGCGTTGGACTAAAGCCACTGGTTCTTTTTAGGATCAGTGGTTTTTTTTGAGAAGGTGCAAGGAATGCCTGGCCAGGTATATAGTGCGAGCTTTTTGCAATCTTTGGGTGACTTTACGTCTATTTTGAGAACTATGGATGTATTTTCCTAAAGTTTGAATTAGCTCTAATATGCTACCTCTAAAAAAGACTAGTGTAAGGGGATCAAAACTTTCTTGAACGGTTATTTGATTCCTCGAGAACTGTAGCTGATGTTGTAGACCATCTGAGTGTATATCGTCTGATGTAGGAGCATATAGAGCTGCATACTCATCTATTAAGTTGAGTCGTGTTGCTAAATGGAGGAAGTCAAGGGTCTTGCCGTCATCGTTATACCATTTCCAAGAATCTATCTTGCATTTTTTGAACTTATCTGAATCCTTTAGTAACTGAAAATCTAATTTCTGGTCTTTGATAACAAAGCATTTACGAAATTTTGCTCGCATATCATTAAAGTAGTTATTAACATTTTTGTGTGGACCCAATACTTTTTTATTTTTCGATTTATTGAGATCAGTGATTAATTCATCGGTGGTTGTAATACTAGTTTGATCTAAATGCTGTAAATAGTAGGAAAATTTTTGAAAATCGTGGAAATAGTATGCCTTGGCTCTATTTTTCATACGATTATTCTTTTCAAATATGTATTTAAGATATACATATGTTTCGAATGCCACACGCATTAATACATTAGCACTGTTAAGACGATGGTTATTAATAAGAAAATTAATATCGTTCATTCGAGAGTGATAGCTTACTAGTAATGAGATTACCGCTACTTTTGATTCGTCACATTGAATGTCATCATCAATGTATAGTTTAATTGCCTCATCCAATTGCTTTAGTAAGGCATTATCTATAATTTGATCCAAATAGCATACCCCCATATGGACTTTAATAATGTGCAAAAAATATTATCTAGAAATGATAGTGTAAAGAATTATACGAAGTTAAATTATTTTAGCTCACATATAAAAAATTATTCTAAAGAAACAGCACTTAATACTTATAAAGTATATGCAAACAAAAAAGACCCCTCACGTCAGAAAGAATCTGTCCATCTAAGGAAGTGAGGGGATTGTCATCTACTAAAGGATTATATACATGTTACCTATTAGTAGTCAAGGCGAAAAACTTTCGCAGACTTTGCTAGCACCAAGCCCAACCCGTTAGCGTAGCGGTTTAAGGTCGTTAAGCCGGGAAGCAATGTTAAACTTTCGATTATGACAATTTGTGGCTGCTTCATCCCAAAATGAAGGAATAGTATTAGATAGCTGAATATAGATGAATATAGTAGGAGGCTCATCATGGAAGTAAGATCTAAACTAATCTGCCTGAGGTGGGCTGCGGTCGTCATTTATGGCCGAGTAGTTCACGTTTAAAAGGGTAAAAAGTCCAGCAAGAAGGAACAATGGTTTAAAGATAATTTATAAAAAGGCCCTGCTTAATGGCGGCGTCTTTTGTAATTTGTTCCTTCCTCTATAAAAGGAAGAGAAGATCACACAAAGAAGATTTAAAAGTCCTTCGCCAGATGATCGATGAACGGCTAGAAAGAAAAAACACGCAACCTTACAGGTTGCGTGTTACATCAGGCCCGGCCTGCCTGCGGACAAAGTGCGGACAATTAAATCATAATCATTGGTATATCAATGGTTATGAACCTTTTTCAAATCCTGTACTCTCCTTTTTTAGAGAAATATATAGCTAACTAGAAACCCCAAAGCCTTGATTTAATAGGCTTTGGGGTTTTAGTAATCATTAGAAATGGCTCTTTGTCAAATCCTGTTGATGGGTCATTTTAGGCGGCGGCCGGTGCTTGCACCTGGCGCCGCCTTTTTTCAGCTTCCGTTCCCATTTGATGCAATCGGATCCGGGCGATGAAATGACCAAAGTTAGTAAAGCCATATGCCGTCCGTTGAATTAACTTGATCATGCGGTTGATCCCCTCAACCCGACCGTTGGAGTACGGTAATACGGTTGCGTTGTACACTCCTTCGCTGTTCTTACG